CTTCTTCACCGTATTTCTGTAATAATTGTCTGCTGTTGTACTTAAGTTCTATGAAGAAAGTATCTACTTCGTGCTTGAAGTTCTCTTCTATGAAAAACTGATAGATAGGGCGTGAGCTGAAGTTGAGGACATTCTCGTCATCTTCTTCTATAAGCATAGCACCTGTCCCAAATGATCCTAAGTCTAGATAGACTTCATGGATCTCAGTTTGGAAATTTGTATTGTTTAGTACTTGGTGAATCTTTCTAACTACTGCTTGAAGGTATTCTTGAACATCTTGATTCTTGTCGACTTCATGATCACCAGAAGTAAGCTCAAACCACTGAACACTAGGGTTAGTAAGCATAGAATGTAGAGCAGAGGCAAGAAGCTCGTTGTAATGGGCAGCAGAACTATCATATAGTTGTAACCTTTTCTTGTCTCCAGTAGACCGGGACTTGAAATCATGTACGTTTTCTTTGTTTGGTATTACATATCTAGCGACATCTCGCCAATGTTCTTCCCAATTCGCTCGGGACTTCTTAAGGGATTTGAATCTCTTCAGGCAAGCTTCTGCCTGTGCTTTCGTGTCTTTCATTTTATACTAGCCTTGTTTGATTTACGACTCCGGGTTGCGCCCGTCTTCCGAATACTTCGTCTTGTCTTGCGCTAAATGCTTTAATAAAACCCTGTACTTGATCCTTTGAGAACTCTTGTGTATATAGGTTTTCGCCTTGATTAAATGTTCTGTCTTGGAATCCTACATCTGTAGAAGCGTTCAGTCTATTAGAGGCATCAAGGGCTTTCTTATCAACGACCCTAGACTTAAATTGAGGTCCGAACCCTTCAGCAGAAGCATCTACCCTACTTGTCGCAGAAGCTAGACTACCTGCCATCTTCATGAAGCCTTGTAATTCTTGCTTATTGAATCCAGCTTGCACCGCTAGATCTCGCTTCTTGCTAAAGGACTTTACTCCTGAAAATATCTCCATTGCGCCCATACATCATCTCCTTAGTACTCAAGTTCATTATAGTCGCTATCAGCCATTCTTGGCAAACTATCTCGCCTTTTCTTCAATTCCCTAGAGTCTATTTCATCTAAGGCATCGTATCTATAGGCATCAGCACCATGAGAGGCCCAGTCATGTTTGGGCTTGTCTCTGAATAACATAAGCTTAGAATCCCATTCTCGTTGGTAATTCTTTAAACAGTCTAAGAGTCTAACACACTTTACTGAGTCAAAGACAGAAGTTTTTAATCTTCTTCTTGCTGCTTGGATCCCATCGTCTAGACCTTGCTTGGTTAGGATATGCCATTCCCAGCCCGGCTTCAACTCTCTAACTACTTCAACTCTTGATTGACCAGTTATGAAATCCTTATTCTTCCCATCATGTGGCCATACATGGCGGCCATAAACATAGGGCTTCTTTTCTAATTCATCTATATACCACTCAACACCTTTACCGTTTGCTTCCAAATAGTCAATGTAATGCCAAGTATCGTTAATCTTTTGTCTAAATACAATCGCTGTTGAATCCCCAATACCTATATCCCAATGCGTATCTACCGGATATTTAGGGTTATGGAAGACTCTTCGGATTTGCCCGTTCTCTTCAATTTCTCGAAGGGCGTCCCCGTAGTAAGATCCTCTAACTGCCGCATGGAACGAACACTCCAATTCCTGTTCGATCTCTTCAGGCTCCATATCGGACATCATATCCTCAAGTTCCTCTGTAGGCAAAACACCAGTTTCACTAGCTTTATATATCGCTGTGAACCAGTTCTCAGGCTGTGTCTCTGCTTTCTTTAATCTATTATAAAAGTGATTCTGTCCTTTGGGAGTTCCAATAAATATTGCCCATCCCTTCCTATCAGCAAGTGCCGGACGTATAATCTCTCCCCAGATGATAGGGTCGCATTGAGCGAATTCGTCAAGACCCGCCCCGTCCAAATATATCCCTCTAAGTGAATCGGGATTGTCAGCCCCAAGGAGCATAAACTTAATTTTATCTGGCTTTTTGAGCCATGCACCATTGGCATCTTTAGTCCCTTCTCTCAGTATCTCTACTGATAGTTCTGACTTATTGACTTTAACTCCGGGTAACGAAGATGTGTAATCAACAATATATTCCCATGCTATCATCTTTGCCTGTTTGTAGGTAGGCGCGACATAGGCATATTGTGGATTATGTAGTTGATTCTTTAACCCCCTATTAATAGTTTCATTTATCAATAGGATAGTTTTACCGAAACGGCGGTGACATACAAGTACATTGAATCTCTTCAGGCTTGCATGTATTAGTGCTTGGAGCGGTCTAGGGCAATAGCCTGTCTCAACTCTCTTAATCTCTTTCTTAAGTTCCCGATTGTAGGGAAGTTCCATGCCAACGACAGTAGGTCCTTCGGACATAATATCTTTATCTTTAGAATACTTCCCTAACCAATCAGGCACTACTAAGCTTCTGCGGCTTGGTCAAACTCGTCTAATTCCGCTTCTGTAATCAATTCTTCTAATTCAGCGATAGTATTAGAGTCTTCAAACTCAAGACCTTTATCTTCACATTGTGCTTGTAGGCTTTCTTTCTTAGTTGGCTTTCTAGGCTTCGGGGTAGCAGTTTTAAGCTCAGCCCCGGTAGCCATTCTAGCAGGTTTAGCGACAGCCGCCCCAAGTTCCATCTTAGCATTAATAGTTGCTAACATCTCACCTTGCGCTCTAACCATATCTTTAAGTTCATTGTTCTCAGCTCTTAAAGCAGCTTCAATCTTATTGTCTTTCTTCTTATTGAAGTCAGTACTATTAGCTAATGCTTTGTCTCTTCTTTGTGCATCAGCTATCTTAGAGTTATTAGACATTTCATCTTGAACGTCTTTCGGTAATGACTTAACTGAGATCCAAGTCCCATCTTCCATCAATACTCTCTTACCTAATGCTTTTCCGATTGCGTCACTCATACTTCCTCTCTTTGTTAAAAATCCATATCCTTGTAGCCTTCTTCGGGTACTTCGGTGGATTCAGTTTCTATTGCTTTATCTTCTTTGTTCTTTATTCCTGTGTCAACTACGATCTGAACTGGCATAATGCTACCGCCTTCGTGCTTAACTTTAGTCCCGTACTTCTCCGGATTATCCACTTCCGCTAGCCATTTCAACTTATCGAAGATTAACTTCTCTCCTGGGACATCATCCTTGTTCAAAGTAATGAAGTCGCCGTTGTCATCATAAAGTCTATTCTGGATTATAGAGCGAAAACTATCTGCTCTTTGCTTTCTAGCTTCAATTACTGCTGACTCAAAGGGCGGATACTTAATCATCCACTGAACGAACGTACCCCGTCTTATATGGAAATGATCGCAAACTGCTTTCTCGTCTGCGCCACCTGCTATCATATCCAATATATCAATGGCGTTCTCTTCTAATTTCTTATCTACTTTAGTAACTTGTGTCATACAGATAACTATAAACCAAACTTACAGGGAAAAGCAAGTGGGCTAGAAAGGGCTTGTAGAGTTTTAGGTGACTTACGTGGGATAACTGCTTAGAATCATTAGGGAGGTAGCTAAAATGGAAAAATCTGAAAAGTTTGTGCGAGGGTCGGTTGACTAAAATGGAAAAATCTGAAAAGTTTGTGCGAGGGTCGGCACTCCATCAAACAGACCGCGAACTTTGCCCCCCACCCCCCCTTCTAAGCTATTAATATTACAAGGCTACCCCCTACAAACATCTATGATTACCTATACTTACGACCTCTCTCTTCTCATTCTATTAGTCTACTCACTGTCCTACTAATAGTTCTTATAGTCTTCTCTCTCTTAATAGTAGAACGATAGTCCCTTGCTCTACCTAGTTGATGCTTAACTCTATTAGTAGCTATTGGATCTCCACTATCTAGCCAGTATCTGAATAATTTATAGTTTATATTGAGTAGTAAGCATGCCTGTTTTTCAGTTAACCCACCACTATTCCCTCTATTACCTCGACTTATTACTTCAACAAGTACACTCAGAGCTAAACTATTCGCCCTGCTAAATGCGCGTCTGATTTTCTTAACTGACTGTAAATCCTTATTTCTGATTGTCTCCAACTTATTGTCCATACTAAATAGCCCTTAATTCCTGTCTATATATACTAATACTTTTAATTTAACGCCTATTTATTAGTACTGCAAGTAGTACCAATCTAACGCCATACGCTGTAAATATTACAACTACTATATATTTATTTTTATTTTCCTGTATAACTATCTTATCAACTAAAAACACTTAACGAGGAACTACTACTATGAAACACTTAATCTTATTACTACTTATCTTATCAACTTCAGCACAAGCCTTTGATTCAGCAGACACAGGTGAATTTGATTCAGCAGGTTTTAACGCCTCAGTTTATATCGTTACTCAAGAGGATATCAATGACTGTAAAGAAGAAGTTTTAATTCAGCATGAAGAAGAAGAAGAGAGAGATATCCTTGAGATGCAAGCTGAATGTGAAACTGACTACTAGGTAACTATTACACCCTATATTGAATTTAACGCTTAACATGATATAAATAATAAACAGAGTCAATAATGACTCATAACCAAGGGAACATGACTAAAGTCATTCCTGAAAGGACTACTACTATGAAAAAATTAATCACGATTGCACTACTTACACTTTCAACAGTATCTTACTCAGCTTGTACAATTGAGCTCGATGTAAAAAAAGAGGGAGCTAAGACCGCTTACATTAATGGCGTAAGTGTATCAGCTAAAATTCAAGAGGCTTTAAGCACTAAATGCACAGTGACTAAAAAAGCACTGAGTAAATCAGAGGTTGACGCTATGAAACTAGCAAATGCCAAAAAGAGATACGAGTCATTACTAGAAAAAACTAAGTCATAGAGAGCAGTAGTAGCAGAAACAAAGAGTACTTGGGGAGAGTTAATAGCTCTCCCTTTTTTAACACCAACTAACCAAAGGATACAAAATGTATAACAATAATGAAGACCACCAAGTAAACTTTTTAAACATCGATCAAGCTACGGACTTAGTAGATCGTATTGAGGTGCGCGCTAAAAACTTTAATCATTCTATGACTACAAACGAAAAAGAGTCTATGGCCCAACTATTAAGTAATATCGGCGTCAATACTTCAGACCTTATTGACGTTTCAAACCTAGCTGATAATTACGCTATTAACGCTGAAATCATCTCACCAGATGAAGCAAGTAGTTACTCAGATACCAATTATAAAGAAGATTCACTCTTTCAATGGGAAGAAACTGACGGAACTCACTACTGTCTAAGTTGGTAACATGAATAAACCTCAAAAATACTACTCTAAATTTAAGTCTTGGAACACGTC